TTCCGAATTGAATAGACTTGCCGTCTACGAGAGTTGTGTTTCCTGCGTTGTCTAGGTCGTTTCCGTCAAAGTCAAGATCGCCTGACATGGTGTCGCCGCTCTTGCTGACCTTCTCTCCGATGCTAGTGCTGACGGTTGTGGCAAAGTTTGGATCGTCTCCAAGTGATGCTGCCAGCTCGTTAAGAGTGTCGAGGGTTCCCGGTGCAGAGTCGACGATATCGGCTACTGCGGTGTCCACGTAACTCTCGGAAGCAAGTCCCGAGGTGCTCGGGATGCTGGGCTTGTCCGCAAGATCATTATAGCTTCCGGAGGTTGCTACGGTCTCGAGGTCTCCGGGCTGAACTGCAGAGTCTGCGAGAGTTCCCTGAGCGGAAGTCGCCTTCGCGTTGAGCTGGTTCTGGACGTTCGAGCTAACTCCGTCGAGGAGGTCGAGCTCGGCATTGGAGATACTTCCCAGTCCTACGTTAGACATGTCGAGCCTATTCGAGGCGTCTATCACGTCTTGCTTGCCGGAAATGTCCTGATGACTCGTGAGGTAGCTTGGATCTGAGGCAGGAACCCATGCCGGGGTGAGGTCTGCGTCTCCTGACTGCAGAGCGGAGTCTGCCTTCGTGCCCTGAGCTGCGGTAGCGTAGTCGCTAGAAGCGGTAGCGGCTGCAGTTCCGAGGGTGGGCTTGTTGGTGAGATCGTCGTAGTCACCAGAGGTCGCTACATCTGCGAGGCTCGAGGTATCAGCCTTGCCGCTGATGTCCTGATGACTCGTGAGGTATGATCCGAGGTCAGAGATCTGAGACTCGGTGATCTCGATGTTTAAGCCCTCGATGTCAGACTTGGTCTGGTCTGCGGTAGCGTTGGTCTCACCCGTGAACCCGAGGCTCGAGAGGGTAACTGCTGCGGCTGCATTGTCTGCGTAGGTCTCAGTTGCGAGCCCGGAGATGCTTGGGATCGACGGCTTATTGGAAAGGTCGTCGTAGTCTCCGGAAGTCGCAACGTCCGCAAGTGAAGAGGTGTCTGCCTTGCCCGAGATGTCCTGATGGCTCTGGAGGGCGCTGTCAGCAAGGGCTCCCTGAGCTGATGTGGCGTAGTCGCTGGAGGCAGTCGCGGCTGCGGTTCCCAGAGTCGGCTTGCCAGTGAGGCTATTGTAGGCACCGTCGAAGAGTGATGGCTTGTTGGTGAGCTCATCGTAGTCTCCGGAGGTAGCTACGTCCGCGAGTGAAGATATATCAGCTTTTCCACTGATGTCCTGATGGCTCTGGAGAGCGGTGTCGGCTGTTGCGCCCTGAGCTGCTGTTGCGTAGTCGGTCGAGGCCGTGGCTGCTGCTGACCCGAGGGTCGGCTTACCGGAAAGGTCGCTGTAGTTGCCGCTGGTGGCGACAGTAGCCAGATCACCGGGCTGAGTTGCGCTGTCCGCAAGAGCACCTTGTGCGCTGCTTGCCTTGCCTGCGAGTGCCGTGGTCATCGTGCCTGCGAAGTCGTCGTCGTCTCCGAGAGATGCTGCGAGCTCGTTAAGGGTATCAAGTGCGCCGGGGGCTGAGTCGATGAGGTCCGCTACTGCAGTATCGACGTAGGACTCGGAAGCGAGGCCTGAAACGCTTGGAATGCTTGGCTTGTCTGAGAGATCGTTATAGCTGCCCGAGGTCGCAACGGTGGCGAGGCTCGAGGAGTCAGCTTTTCCTGAGATGTCCTGATGACTGGTCAGGTAGTTGGGATCCGATGAAGGAACCCAGCTAGGAGTCACGTCTGCTCCGGACTCGATGCCGTCCAGCTTTGTTCCGTCGGATGCTACATCCCTGCCGTCGACCGTTCCGTCGAGGGTGAGATTACCTGAGTCGTCGATTGATGCAACGGTAGTTGCGGTCGACGCGCCCGAGGTCCCGGTCTTAAAGTTTACTGCCTTTCCTCCAGCGGCTCCCAGAGTGGTTAGGTTAATGTTTCCGCCGTTGTCGGTTATTGCGATATCAAGGTTCGCGTCAGATCTCCTGTTGATGTAGGTCGAGTCACTCTTGAACTTTATCTTGTGGTCACCGTCGAGCTTGACGTCTCCGTCAATGGAGACATTCCCGGTGATCCCGGTGAGGCTGTCGCCCGAAGTGGTTACGTTGTCGTAAGATCCCGCAGGTCCTACATCTCCCTGAGGTCCCTGAGGTCCTGCGACCGTGGAGTCGGCTCCTGCTGGACCTTCTGGTCCAGTGGCTCCTGTATCGCCCTGAGGACCTTCTGGGCCGGTTGCTCCAGTGTCTCCCTGAGGACCTTCTGGTCCAGTGGCTCCAGTGTCTCCCTGAGGACCTTGTGGTCCAGTTGGTCCGGTAGGGCCTTCTGGTCCCGTCTCGCCTTGTATGCCTTGTGGTCCAGCAACGGTAGAATCAGCACCAGCTGGTCCCTGAGGTCCAGCAACTACAGAGTCAGCTCCGGCTGGTCCTTGAGGTCCAGTGGCTCCAGTGTCGCCCGTGTCACCCTTAGGACCTTCTGGTCCAGTGGCTCCTGTATCGCCTTGAGGACCCTCTGGTCCAGTGGCTCCGGTCTCTCCCTGAATTCCCTGTGATCCGGTCGCTCCGGTCTCTCCCTGAATTCCCTGTGGTCCTGTAGCTCCGTCTGATCCATTGGTTCCGGCAGCTCCTGCGGGTCCCTGTGGGCCTTCCGCTCCGGTGTCGCCAGTGTCTCCTTTTGGTCCCTCGACGCCCTGTGGGCCTTGTGGTCCCTCAACAGTGGAATCGGCTCCAGCTGGCCCCTGAGGACCCTGAGGGCCCGCAACAGTAGAATCAGCGCCATCGTTACCATCGGCTCCGGCTGGTCCCTGAGGGCCTGTAGAGCCAGTGTCTCCCGTCTCTCCCTGAGGTCCCCGGATCGCTCCGATGTTGTCGAAAGAGGATCCGTTCCATACGTATCCGTCTCCGCCGTTTACGATCCAGAGGTCGCCCTGAGTGTTTCCGCTAGTCGGAAGGTCTCCGAGGGTTGGGACGGATCCAAGAAGGCTCACGGAAGTTCCGTCCGCTCCTGCTGGGCCTGTCGCTCCGGTGGCTCCGTCGTTGCCGTCGTTACCAGTTGCGCCCTGTGGTCCCTGAGGTCCGACTAGGCTCGCGAGCCATGCGGTCTCATCTCCTGAAAATCCATCAGCAACAGCAACCTCGAAAGCGGAGTCCCCGTCTGCTCCGTTGCTTCCATTTGCTCCAGCTTGACCTTGAGGCCCTTGCGCCCCGGTCTCACCCTGAATACCTTGTCCGCCCTGTGATCCCTGTGGTCCAGTTGGTCCAGTGGCTCCGGTGTCACCAGTAGGGCCTTGTGGCCCCTCAGGACCCTCGGCTCCGGTGTCTCCAGTTTCTCCCTGAGGTCCCTGAGGCCCAGTGGCACCCGTTGCGCCGTCTTCTCCGTCGGTGCCGTCTGATCCGTTGTTTCCGGCGGGTCCCTGTGGGCCGGTAGCTCCTACGAGAGATGCGAGCCACTCGGACTCGGTTCCGCTAAATCCTTCCGCAAGAGCAATGATATAGGCGGAGTCCCCATCGAGACCGATCTCGCCCTGTGGCCCCTGCGGTCCCGTCGCGCCGTCTGCTCCGTCGGATCCGTCAGCACCTGCCGCGCCAGTGTCGCCCGTGAGACCCTGTGGTCCAGTGGCACCCGTTGCGCCGTCTGCACCATTGGATCCTGCTGCACCGGCTTCGCCTTGTGGCCCCTGCGGCCCAGTTGCACCGTCAGCACCGTCAGCGCCGTCATTACCGTCAGCGCCTGAAGGGCCTGCGTCTCCCTGTGGTCCCTGAGGGCCTTGAGGGCCCGCAACGGTAGAGTCAGCGCCGTCAGCACCGTCAGCGCCGTCAGCTCCTGCAGGACCCTGAGGGCCTGCAACCGTTGAATCAGCACCTGCCGCGCCATCAGCGCCGTCAGCACCGGCTGGGCCGGTTGAGCCTGCAGGACCCTGAGGGCCCTCGGCTCCGTCTTCTCCATCTGCACCATCAGCGCCAGAGGGTCCCTGCGGCCCGGTAGCGCCATCAGCTCCATCAGCGCCGGGGGCACCGTCAGCTCCTGCTGGNCCAGTGGGTCCCTGTGGTCCAGTTGCGCCATCAGCGCCATCNTNNCCGTCAGCTCCNGCTGGTCCGGTNGCGCCATCNGCTCCNTNATTTCCATCNACTCCNTCAGCTCCGGCTGGTCCAGCTGGTCCCTGAGGTCCGGCAGCTCCGTCGTCTCCATCAGTTCCGTCGACACCATCAGCTCCGTCTGCACCTGCGGGGCCCTGAGGGCCCACTGCTCCTGCTCCTGTTGCGAAACCGTCTTCTTCGAGTGTCTCCTTGAGTTTCTCGTAGGTTGTAGCTCCCCACTCAGAACCACTTTTGCCGAGGACGATATGGTCATCGTTCTCGGGCTTGGCGGGGATAAAATCTTCTCCTCTTACGCGACTGCTGCTCATACCTCTACCCGTATGTCAAAACCTTCCCGTCGTAGGAAAGCAAAGGTGAGGTAGAGGGATTTAGGTTAACTCCGAGGTTTACTTGGATCTCTGTAATCCATGTTTTGCCTTCCCCGGTGCCGGTCTGATTCATGGTTACATGAGCTCCGTTTATGTCAACGCCGGTCACTCCAAGAAGGAAGGCCGGGGGTAGCGCGTTGTGAAATACTGCGGTGATCAGGTCTGCAAGAATGTTGTGCTCGACTCTGTCTCCTGATAGCGATGAAGTCCGCACCATGACTCTGCACTTTGCGATCCTGAGAGTCTGAACTACACCCTCGAGCTCGTCACAGGTCACCATTACTGCGTCTTTGTCTGGCTCTATGATCTCTGAGGATGTCCCCTTGATCACTGCAACATCTGAGATGGATGCGTCCGTGAGGGCTTCCCTCATCAGCTCTGCGAGATAGTCTTCGACGTTCTGATTCATTATGCGGGCTCTACTTCAATGGAAAGGGTTGGGGAGTTGGGCTTCCTGTTTACGCCCACAACTGCGTAGGACTCGCCGTCGATAGATACTGGGTCTTTGAACGTGGGAAGGGTGGAGAAGCCGCTGGAGAGCATCTTGAGGCTGATACTGGCGCTTTTCATGAAGCCGCCTTCTGCGTCCTCGATCACCACGTCATTCTGTGACATAGTAGCCTCATGACTCTCGCCGTTCACCGTTACCGGGACGCCGAAAGCCTCCAGCATTTCCACAAATGCCTCAGCCATTGCCTCTTGAACCTCGTTCATCACCCTTGCCATGACGTCAAAAGGAAAACCCCGCTCCAATTAAGGAACGGGGCTTTCAGGGTGAAGTGCGTTGTTTAATTATTTGTCTTCCTTCTTGGGAGCGTCCTTCTTAGGAGCTTCCTTCTTGGAGGATGCCTTCTTCTTAGCGAGGGCCTTGTCGTCCGCAGCTTCAGACCTTACGGCCTTAGGCTCGACTTCTTTGGTCCCGTCCGCGAGGAGGCTGTCGTCTCCCTTGAACTCTTCACCGGGTGCGACGATCACAGTGATCGGGGTGCGCTTGCGGGTGAACTTCTTAGGGCGTGGGTTCTGATAAACCTCGACGACGTGATACTTTTCGTCTTTCCGAGCTGCCTCAAATGCTTCGAGGGCGTCGGAGAACTTGTTGTCCTTCTCAAGTCCGCAAGGATAAAGAACCTCGGGCTTGAATGCAGGCTTGTTAGTTCCGTTCTCTTCACGGACAAAACCTACTACCATTGATAATTTCATAATGCTTCTTTAGCTAGATTTTTCTTTTTAAGTTAAGCCCCGGGGACCGAAGTCCCCGAGGCCATCCACTTAAATTAGGGTTTAGGCAGAGGCGATGATGATGCCGCTGTCGGTCACGCCGTGAGAAACTCCGAAGTTCAAAGCCCACTCGTAAACCATCTGGCTGCCGTTGTAGTATTCCCGGAGCTGCATAGGCAGGTTCGAGACTGGGTCAACAACATCAGCGATGTTGCCATACCAAGTGCCAGCAACAGGCTTGTTCACGCCGCGAGCAGCGATGCAAAGGCTGTTACGATGGCCAACGAAGCCTTCCATGTCGGCGTCGCCTGCAGGGATGTTTCCGTTATACTCAACAGGAGAGATGCCGTGAACCCGGCTGACGCGGTGGTCGCGAAGAGCTTCGCTGGAGCCACTGCTGTCGACTGCCTGAATTACGTTGTCCTTAACAAGTCCGGCGTAGTAGCTAGGCTTGAGGATAGCTGCGCGTCCGCTGCGAGGAACCTTCTGGTTCGTCAGGGCCTCCGCAAGGTCAGCCATAGCGTCTGCGTTCATGTCGGTAGCTGCAAGAGCTGCGGTAGCGTTGAAGCCGTTAGCGGCGGTGATCACTCCGAGAGCAGCGCTCGTGACGTGCTCGATGAGGGTGCTCATTGCAGGCTGAACGAACAGGTCGATCAGCTCGATGTCGCTGTAAGTGCGCTCGAGGTCGTCGAATGCGATGGCGATTCCGTCAAAGTTGTTGAGGGTAATCGTCCGTGCAGTCGTGGTGACGTCGCCGGGTGACTTAGAAGCTGCGAAGTCCTGCACGGAAGGCCATGAGGAAGCGAAGCGAGTGGTGACGGTCTCACCGGAGGAACGAACCTCAGGAGAAAAGTCAGTCACGAATTGACGCAGAGGAAGCGTCTCGGTAAGGAGGGTGTCCAAGCTCAGCTGCGAAAGACGAGCGAGATTAACACCGTTTAATGTATTTGCCATTGTATTGTATTGTGTTGTTGTTTTTGTTTTTGTTTTAGATCCGTTGGATTACTCGCCCGCAGGATTAGAATTTACGAATGTTCTCGAGGTAGTAAGCACGGGCACCTTCTTGGTCTCCGTCCTTCATCAGCTCGTCAACCTTTGTGTAGTGCTCAGCAGCGCTCAGCTCAGGCTTGGCCTCAGGCTCTTCGTCACCTTCAGCAACTGCACCAGCCTCGACTGGCTCAGCGCCAGCGGAAGCAGCGATCTCAGCAGCGGCCTCAGCCACTTCCTCGTCGACGTTACGCTCGGCGGACTCAAGTCCTTCGATCTTTGCATTCAGGTCCTCGATCTTGGCCTCAAGCTCGTCATTGAGCTCGGTAGCCTCGAATGCACCTTCCTGCATGGTCTCGACCTCAGTTTCAAGGGAAACAAGCTTCTCGGCGGATGCCTTCAGCTCTTCGTCCTTAGCTTCGAGGGCTGCAACGGCTTCGTTGCGCTCTACGGAAGCACTTTCAAGGAGCTCGTTAGCTGCTGCCAACTCGACGTCCTTGCTTTCGATGTTTGCAGCGTGCTCTGCAATTTGCTCTTCTAATGTCATATTGTTATATGTTTCTGCTTTTCTGCTAGTGTCAACCTCGCAGAGAGATCAACTGTCGGAGGCGGCGATCTGCGTCCGCGTAACCGCTGACAGTGTCAGTAGCCACGTTTAGCTCAGCGCCTACCTTGCCGGAGAATGTTTGCCCCTGCATGGTCTCGTCCGAAATGTTTCTTCCACGCCTCAGGACTGCCTCACGGAAGTCTGTGAACATGGCGTCAATGCCGTCTTGAATATTGTCTGCCTGCTCCTCGGTCAAGCTGGTGCCGGGGTATCCCGCAGCCTTAAACTTGCCAGAAGTGAAGACGCGAACCTTCAGGCCTTGAGCTTTAGCCTTCTCACTCATGTCGACGTGAGGAAGCATTACTCCGATTGATCCGATGGTGGAGCTCTCGGTGGCGTAGATTGCGTCAGCCTGTGATCCGATATAGTAAGCTGCGGAAGCCATCATGCTATCAGTGAAAGCATAGACCGGCTTATTACAAGCTACTGCTCCGACCATGTTAGCGGTCTCAGGAGTTCCGCGAACGGTGCCCCCGGGGCTGTCGATGTTCAAAAGGATTCCCTTGACGCTCGAGTCGGCGTTAGCCTGAGCGAGTGCGTCTTGGACGTTGCCCATGTCGCACACTCCGAACATGGCCTGAACGAGAGGGTGAACCTTAGTGGCGAGGGGTCCGGAGATATCAATGCGAGCTACTCCATCATTAACGCTCATGAGGGAAGAGGAAGAGAACTTCTCCTCGTCTAAATCATAAGCGGCAAAGGCCTCCGCAGGAATATCCTCGAGGCACTTGAGCAGCTCACCATGATCGATCTCGTTGAGATACCAAGGATCTCTGCGGAGTGATGTCGTGAATTGGTGAGTCATAGTTGAAAATTAGTTGCCCGGGCTCGCTTCCGAAGAGTTGAGCCCGGGCGGGGTGCGGGAGAGGTTACTTGGCCGGGTCGATTCTTACTTTCACTTTATCGTTGCCCCACTCTTGGGACTCGATCCGGACCTTTACGTTCTTGTCGCCGTCGACTGATACACAGCCAACGCCGTCTACGCATACTTCACCCTCTACGTTATACCCTGCGTCCTTCAGGCTCGTGCAAGATGCACAAGCAATGACGAAAGCGGCTAGAAATAAGTTTTTGATCATATCACTACTGTCGGCTTGTCAATTTACTAAGCTCCACGGAGGCGCACGCTAGTGCGATTCCTTCTGCATAGTCCTCATACTCCGCCATCGTGTCAAAAGAGTTGTGAAGGAGAGCGTCAGCGCTGAACTTCTGCCAGTCGATCTCGCTAGGGTGGCTGCCTTTGGGTCCGTGACCTTTCCGGGAGACCTCGATATGGATTGCGCCGGACTCGGTCAACATCTCATATTCATTAACGAATCTGCAGTCGTCTACCACGGTGATAAGTCCCGCAGCGTTATCCTTGATGATCCCTAGGCGGAGCTGATTCATCCATACATCCTGAGCGATCATCTCGCGCCCGAACTCGGTGCCGAGTATCTGCAGGAACTGGCGAAGACTCTTTCCCCCGGACAGCTCCTGAGGAGCCTCCTTCTCGGATGGTAGTTCCCCGTAGAATGCTTCTGCCATCGCGTAGAGCGGCCCTGCGAAGTTCCTATAGCGGAACCTCTCGGGATACTTGGCGCAAATGTGCTTTGCGATTGTGCTCTTCCCGACCTGCTGAGGTCCGAAAAAGGAAAGGGCGTTAGGCTTTTGAGCTTCCTTGTTTTGCATTGTCTCCCGCAGTGTTACCAGACTCTTCTGGAACTGTCAATAGCGAAAGCACCTTTCCGCTGTCGACTCCGTATTTCTTGGAAATCTCCTCGATCATCTTGAGCTCCATAGCTCTCTGCTCGACCTCTTCAGCAAAGTCCTTGCCTTGCTCGTCGAAGTGGTCTCCGAGGTTTTTAAGTCCAGCCATCACGTCCTCACGGTCTTCCCGGCGCTCGCGGCCTTGGTCGACTGTGACTCTGCGAGGGGATCCGCACTTGATCTTGTGCCAGTCTTTTGGAGCGGTCATCTCACCCTTGGCGATATGGCTACCCATCACAAAGAACCAGAGAGGCTCGATAAGGCGGTATGCGAGAAGCTTGGATCTCCACTGGAAGCGGCGATCTGCCTTGGCTACCACGAGACGGACTCCGGCTCCGGTAGGCTTGGAGGGATCGACGACGAACTCGTATGGAAGGACTCCGAGAGTGGTGTCCCGGTCGAGGTAGTCGAGGAATCCGGTGAAAGTGCTGTTTGGGCGGTTGCTCTCGAAGGAGTTGAGGCTCTCGCCGTTCTGGGTTGTGACAACCTTGCCGCCTGTGATCCTCTGAAGCGTATTCGGGTCAGTCGTCTCTCCTGCGTCAACAGGCATAAACTCCCCGTCGTCCGCAGCATTCTCTGTATTCAGGACGTGGACGACGTCTGAGGACATCTTGACGGCGTGCTTCTCGATGCTGAGGAGCTCCATGGCGTCCCGAAGGTGATTCGTCGAGTGAGACAGCGCGGGCGCTGAGCGGGCGGCTGAGGGCCTCTCCGGGTCGAATACGTGAAGGACTGAGTCAGCCTTGAGCTTCTGGACTACGCCAGAGTCACTCATAAAGCAGTAGCGGACGGGGCGTCCCCATCTGTCAAACTTGATGCCGTCGATATAGTCGTCTGCCTTTGCGTCCCAGTTTCCAATCCTGTGAGACTCGATGATCTGGATCTTAGGATTGCCCTTTTCGTCCTGCACCTTATATACAAAGCACTCTCCATCTTCGTCGAGAAGACGGGAGACCATGCGCTGGACTTCCACGAAGGAATAACGCCCGTCCATGGTGGGATACTTGCTCCAGTCGTCCCAGATCCCGAGAGCCTTCTTCTTCCATCCGTCAGATCCACCTTGTGGCTTCGGCTTGATTCCGGCGTCTCCTACTGCGTAAAGCTGATTGGAGGATATAATCTCCTTGGCGACACCTGAGTTTTTAGAAACATAGCGAGAAGCCTTCACCAGCTCGCTGCGGGTCGAGGAATTAAGCTCGTTGTGGTTGTCCGTAGGGCTCGAGCCCGGGACGTGCCTGCGCTTGTTCGAGTAGCTTGCGCCCTCGTAACTGGACCAAGCGCCAGCTTGGCCTCCGAATAGTTTTTTCAGTTTATCGAACATTTTCCCGCTTTATAGATCGAAGTTGTCAACCTGTGAGCCTTTGACTCTCTGATTCTTTACCCCGTAGGTGTCTGGATCCAGTTTTTGCAATGCGTCTTGACATGACTTAACGATCTTCTCGATGTCAGCCAGCTTGCGATAGGTTGCAGTGCTCCCGTTGTCGCTGAACTGGACAAGGGTTTTACGATAAGCCTTTTTCTGAGACTCCAGAAGAGATTCTATCTCGGCTTGAGTCCATCCTATAGTCAAGTCAATCATTGCAATATTGTTAGGGTGTCAATTTTACGAGTTCCAGCTGGCGATAATTATCCCCACGTTGGCTAGGGCGTAACTTGCCCACATTACCGATAGGCCCGGATTTCCTTTCATCCCCCAAGCCACTGCGGTCACTGCATAGAGAACCATTGCGAGGGCTGGACCCACTTTCGTCAGTATATCAAGCATCTTCTAAGTGTTGTCTAAATTGAGAAGTCAAATCGTATTCGATGAGATTCATGCCGGGGAAGTTGAACTCCCGGAACTTATCCGCACCGAGGACGCGAGCATTGTGCCTTGAGGTCAGTGCCCCGGGCTGCCAATCGCTGAGGGACTCGGTGAATCCACACTTTCCCGGGCAGGTGATAGTCGAGAGCCCCGGGGTGTAGGTGTATTCCGGAAGGCGTCCGCAGCACTTCACGGCTGAGGCCCTGCATCGAGCAATGTCCTGTTCTGGATCAGTCATCGAAGTCATCCATCTCGTCTATTCCTCCACCGGGGCGTATGTCAGCATATGGGTCAACCCTTCCGATGAGGATCTCCCCCAGATCGGTCCACAGGGAGAAAGCATACTCGTAATCTCCCCAAGTCTCGGAGAGCCCGAGGGCTCTGTCATACATTAAGAACTCACCGATCTCCC